TTCATCTCCCAGCTACTCACCCACTGTCCCCACTCAGGACAGCCCATTGGGATAATTGATGACACCGTCAATGGTGACAGCGGCCAAAAGGCAAGGAGGGGGAGGAGCCACGATTCGGTGACGTGGCTCGAAGAGGTACTTCCTCTTCGTGACAAGACGAGGGTGATCATCTCGCCACTCATCTTTGTTCGCCGGGAGCAGCACTCCTGGATGATACTCGCGAACAAAGGAGAGAACCTTCGAAGGCCAAAGAAAAGCCCATTCGCGTTCGGAAACGCGAATAACAGGATCCCTGAAAGGGACAGATTCGAAGGTAGCGTGGTGACGCCGGAGAAGCTTGCGGTTGAGAAGCTTCTCGAGAGGAAGTGCCTCTACACCCATCCATTCCCCAATGAAGGAACGACGGGACACTTCCTCAGCGCGTTCTATATGAGGGTAGAACGCAGGATCTGGAACGGGACCAATCGTTGTGGGGTAACAACGATCTTCACCCTTTTGCTTCGTAGGTAGGGGACCACGAGCAATAGCCTTTCGAAACCAAAGTTTCTTAAGGAGTCCATCCAGAACCCATTTAGGGATGTCAAGAGAAATCTCTCTGTGAGAAATCTCATGCCTCATAAATACGTTGACCACATGCCAGAACACGCGGTGAGACAACGTAGCACATCCCTTGACAACCTCAGAAAGGAGGTTGCCAGGAAGGTCCGAACGACGAAGAAAAGAAAGAACAGGCTTTCCCACAAAGCGATTCTTCCTTGTATCGTAGGAGCGAGAGTTAAGCTCAAGCCACCTGCGAGAAAAACCAGTCTTCTCTTCGTTGACAACGAGTCCGTAATGACCGGTCACTTCGCGCCAAAGGGCGAAGTCCGTAGAGTCACCAGCGAACACGATGTCGTCGCCATTGATACGGACCTTCCTATCCGCCTTACCCCGAGCTCGTCCGCTCCGAAAATCTCGGAAAATGTCATGACAAGCTTTGTTGAGCAAACAAAGCACAGGAAAACTACAAAGGTTGCCCATCATAGAACCTTGCCGAATGTCATGAAGCTTACCCGAATTGCTGACTCTTTTCAAGTCAGTGAACGAGCTCAAGAGGGTATCTCTCTCGTCTTGTGTTAAGTGCTCCGCCTCACATAACACCTCGACTATCGCCAGAACCGCAGGCAAATGAATATTGTCCGTAGCAGATGTGTAATCACCTGAAACGAATGATTCGCCTGGCCGACAGTCTTGAACGACGGGAAGAATGTGCGATTTGTTAAGTTCGCCTCTAACAAGCCACCCAAAACGGGACAGATAGCTATAGAGAACGTCATGAACAGGACTTAGGACGCGTTTGACACGCGCACCCTGCATAGTGACAACACGAACTTTACCTTTCGTCTTCGCACAGCCGACGCGAACATGGTTGGCAGGCCTAAGAAGGCTCTCCTCGTATCCAACCGCGAATGTTCCGCCG